TCGTTTTCTTTAAGGAAATTTCTTATGAACTTAGAATCACCAATTGGCATATTTTGACAAAATACGCTTATTTCATTTCTATCAGGATTACCGTTTACCTCTAAAACAGTTTTATTTAATCTTGTTGTTATTGTAGGAACAGTATAACCTGCAGGGTATGAGTCAATTATTTTAGCAATTTCAATCGTGTCATATAAACTCAACATTTTAAGTTTAACATCTTGTTTTGATTGTGGTAGTTTAACCGTAAATGTTCCATCTTCATCAGGTTGGACTTTAGGTTTTGTAAGATTTAACTCATCTAACATTATAGATGTCTCAAATGATTGTCCGTTAGTAGGGTCAACTGTTGCAATTCTATATTCAGGACCGAAAGATGTATTACGTAAAAACAAAAGGATTGCCTCAATATCACTTTCCAACAATTCTTCAGGTCTAATGTCTCTTTCATAAAGTTTATTTCTTAATAAAGGTAATACAACACTTTCATTAATTGATCTACGAGAATCAATATTTACTAAAATATTTTCATCACTAGCAGTTAAGTAACCAACCTTAACACTTTTCTTTTTTGATTTGTAGAATATACCACCTGAAGGTAGTGTTACCACATCATGTGGTAAGTTAAAATCCATTTGCCCATATGCAGCCGCATCTTGATCCATTTTTTTATATTTTTTTTTAATTTATTATCGCACAAAAAACCGTATACACTATAAATGTACACGGTTAATATTAAAAGTAAATTTTTTTAGTATACTAATATACAACGATCCATACGAATATTTGAAGAGATTCCTGCGATCTTATCAGAGTCATATGATAATGAACCACCATCATATCCTGTTAAGAAAGCTCCTTCTAAAATCCATTTCTCAACAACAACTCCCGTTGGGTCTAACATCTCCAAGTCTACATTTTTCTTGTATCCCGCAGCATAACCCATACGACCTGTTACAGACTCCGCACATAGACGAATCCATTCCATAACCGCTTGAGAAGCAGAAGGTCCAATTGGATCTCTAAACTTAACTGAAATTTCTTCCCAGTTGAATCTACCCGCAACATACGTTTCAGTGTTTAAGAAAGGAATCGCAACTGAGTTAATCTTTAACTTAGGTCTTGAAGTACTTTCCACATACCACTCATTAATTCCAAGTGATGAAGGGAATCTTAAAATCCAACGGTTTTCACGTTTAGGTTCGTAAGGAATTGGCATTTTCATTAACAAATCAGCCATAATTATTTTTTTTAATTTTTAGTTTATTTTAGTTTTTATTATAAATATCACGATAATAAAATTTTTCTATTTACTTACATTTTTTTTGGACATATTCTTCTACTAGACCAGTTAAACTAGTTAATATAATTTCTTTTGTCCTCCTGCAGTTAAATAAGTCTTTAATATATTATCTTCTTTTTTATCAAAATGCTTCTTCATACTTTCTATATTTCTTACATCATCATCTGAAAAACCAATAAATGGTGTAAAGTAGTTACTAATCTTGTTTTTCATAAATGCCTTTTCTTGTAATGAATGTGATAAATTTTTCACATAACTAACAAATTCTTCCATTGCATTTATTTTTCCTTGTTCAGGATTAGTTGCCGAACCTTCTCCGAAAGACACAGGATGAAAACGACACATATCTAAGTAAGATCGTATAAGTTGATCTTTAGATAATTTTTCTTCGTCAGCTAAATCTCTATACTTTAAAAGGTTTTTTGCTAACTGGTTTGAATCCAACCCATGTTTGTTCTGTTTAATTAATTTGTAAACCGCTTCTTTTAACATAGAAGGAGTATGACCTCTAGCAGTTACAATTGCAAATATTGATCCATTATTAATAGCCTCCACAAAATCATCCCATGCCGGTCCTGTTGGAGCGGTCATTGAGTCCTTTAAAAATTGTTTGTCACCCAACACACCAAAATCCCTGAAAGGTTCCTTATCAAAGGATACTATGGTATGTCCTTCATATTCAAAAGGTTCTTTACCAATTTCAGTTCTATATTCCGCAAAATCTTCAGTTGACATTCCAACACTTTTACCCTTATCATCTTTAAGGTATATCTTTGTTGGCATAAACATAAGATTATCATCCCAGTCAAACGCATAATATTTCATTACAGGTGTTTGATTATCCTGTATAATTTCGTTAATAATTTGTTTGACAATAACTTTATGATAATTTTTCATACATTAATAAATATTAGGAAAATAAAAAAAGGGGAACGAATTCCCCTTTTCATTAAATTTAATTATCTGATTAGATATTATCAAACGATGCTCCTGTTGGAGTGATGTAGAATGTTATATCTATGAACTCTAAAGAACGAGTTGGTTTGATATAGATTTTACCTACTAATTGATTTCTATCTAAGTCTTCAGTGTCACTTGAAACCGTAACTCTAAAGTCGTATAAACCTCTGTCTCTTCTGATAGCATCTAAGATCGGATTAACCGCATTTAAGAAGTCTTGTCTTACTTGTTCGTCGTTTTGATCAAACAACAATCTCACAGAAACTGCTGAAATCAATTTACGAGCTTGTAATAATAATCTTCTTACGTTGATTCTATCAAGTGCAGATTCTCTAACTTGAAGAGTCTTATTACCCCAAATTACCGTACCAACATCAGAGAAGGTTGCGATTGGGTTGATTCTTCCTTGGTAAAGAGTATCTCTATCTTCTTGAGTCAACTTCTTACGAGCTTTGATTGAGTTTACAATACCTCTTGTGTAACCTGCTGCTGCGAACCATGGGAATGCAATGTTATCGGTCAATGCCAAGTTTCTTGTCACCTCAGCCGTTGCTGGGATGTAGATTTGCGTATTGTTCACACTATCACGAGTTAATACCCATGGGTAGTAAGTTGCCGTGTAGTTAGAGTCAATTCCTGTTTGTTCTAAGTTGTCAACCGCTTCTTGTGGGTAAATTAATCCATCACCACCTGTAGTTGTTGGTAAGAACAAGTTGTAGTCAGGTGTTGTTGTGATATACAATGAGTCAGCTCTGTTGTTTTCAATCATATCAATTGTTGATTCAACTAAGTCACTATTGTTTACATAGTCAATACCTGGAGATACAAATACATTGATGTTAACCGCCTCAGGATTAGAGAATGTTTGGATTCCTAATAAGTAAGCGTAGTAGTCAGTATTTGCAAAACTTTGTGTTCCATCACCGATTGAGATCTGTTTAAATGCTCCCCATCCTGTTGCGGTTGGGTATCTTGGTGAAGGACAAGCTCCATTCAAGAATCCAGTTCTACCTAAAACATATCTGTCTCCGTTTGTTCTGTATTCTCTATAGATATCCCATCCATCAAAACCACCATAGAACATTGTTGTGAATTTTCTTGAGTAAATTCTGTAATATGGACTTGTTTCACTTGTAGGTTCTTGTTGGAATGTAGCATCACCAACATAGTATTTAGGTGTTCCACTTGTTGCAAATGCCGGTCCTATTTCAATAACACTAGCGTCTTTATCCATGTGGAATCCTCTTGTTTGATAACCCCATTCAACTCCATCAACATTACATAAGTCAATTGGAGCACGTTTTCCTTTGTATTGGAAGAAGTCAGTATCAAATCCAATGTTGTTAGAGAAACCTAAATAAGTTCTTCTAACGTTATCACCATTTGATCTGATGGAATCATCGTTACCGTTTGTAAATCCGAACGGTGGGTTATATACAACTTCACCTGGGAAATCATATTTAGTTTTGTAAACAGGGAATGGAGGTGTAACACCATCGTACTCTCTGAATGTGTATCCGTCAAAACCACAAGGTAATGAATCAACAGGTGCATCTTCATTCATCTCAACCATTACAAATTTAGAGTTCAATGCGTATTCTCCGTCTAAAGATCCGATTTTTTTACCGATGAAATTATTTTGACTTGGGTCCATACTACAACTTGTAAATTTCTCTAAAACTGTTGGGTTAGCATCTGAATCATAGTAATCTCTTACAATTACATCAAACGTTCCATTGGAGAATGACATATTGAAAAGTGAAACTTTAATTTCAGAGTTTGCTGAATTACCATCAGAAATTGAGTAGAACTTGAATAAGTTAAATACTTTTGTACCTCTTAACTCAGAAACAATCCAAGGAGTACTTGGTGATTGGTATCTATCTAAGTACCATCCAATACTATCTTGTTGTCCACTTTGTGCTGAATCTAACGCTATTAATTCTGAACTCAAACCTCTAATGTATCCTTTGTTCCATCCGTAGTTTAATAACGCTTGGAATCTTTCCTCTAAGAATAAAGGAACATTTTTTCTTGGTTTTTGGAAGTTAGTTGCTCCGAATACTTTAGAAATATATTGAGAATCTGAAGTTGCGAATGAAGTTTCAAACGTAAATGAAGTACCTTCATCATTTGTAACATTGATTAAAAATGGTAAGTAAGGGTTTTTAGTAACACCTGAATACTGACCACTCATATCTATAGTAACATGATTAATGTCTGTTACTTCAAATACTGGGTTTGTAGAGTCCTCATATGTCGCAATACCTCTTGATCTTAATGTACCAACAACTAAATTATCGTACTCAGTGTAAGATGTACCTGTGTAATAATAAATTGTTCCATTAATAGTACCTGTATAACAATTGTTATTAACCGCAGTTGGTGTAGGTGTTGGTGACGGCATTGGTGTTGCCGTAGCACATGGATTAACCGCTGATGGTGTAGGAGTTGGAGTTGTTGCGACTGTTGTTGTTGTAGTTACCGGTATTAAAGTCAAATCATCAACATATGCAAAGAATGAGAATCCTGAATAACTATTGTTACCATTGTTAGAAAACAATGAATAATACCAAGGATCGTTGAATGGTGACGTATAATCAGTCAAAGTACTTGATACTGAAGGTACACCATAAACATTAGTTTCATTTGTGAAAACTGTTGACAATGTATCGTAGTCAGGACCGTATATAGAACCAAAATATTCAATTGTGTTAGTTTGTGCGGTTAATGGATTAGCATCTGTTAATACATCAGAAATCAAATTATTGATTTGGGTTTCTAATGTTGATGTGTTACCATTGAATTGCTCAAAAGGAACAGTTAAAAGATTTTCAATTTCATCAGGGAAATTAGTTACATAACTAATTGACGCTTGTGAGTTTGAACATCCCGTAAATTCTACAGTATAGTTTAATGTTTTATAATCTGCCGGATCACAATAAGGTAAACAATCTACGATTTGTGGATCTTCACAATAAAAGTCAATCGTATTAGGATCAACATTTGCTTGTGTTATAATAGACCATGATGGTCCCGCATCATAACCTGAAAGACCTAAGATTCTTGTTACGAATAATTGATTAGATTGTTGTAAATATGATTTAGCGATGTAAGCCGCCTCATACTTAGGGATTTGTGTGTTCACAAATTTTTCAGCGGATGTACCACCGAAATACGTTTGAAATTCCTCATAATTTTTGATGAATATCGGTTCAAAAGCCGGACCCTTTAAAGTTTCACCTGCAATACCTAATGTGGTAACCCCCACACTTTGTGCTACAAAACTTAAATCCACTTCAGAAGTATAAACACCAGGTGATACGAATACTTTACCGTTAGTTGCCATAATTTAGTTTATTTTTGTTTTTAATTTTATTTATTATATAAATATTGATAATTCGGGGAAAAACTTTACTTATTCTAAACTATTTATATTTTGGTATGATTTTATTCTGCCTTTTTTCTACCTATGGATAAAGATACTAAGAAGATAAAAAACTTGAAGATTTCAGTTGAATCACATGATGCTTTAAAGAAGTATTGTGATAAACGTGGTATTAAAATGTATCGGTTTTTGGAAAACCTTATTTTTGAGAAATGTAAGGAGAAAAAAGATATATACGGGGAAGATTAAAGTAACTCTTCGTTAAATACTATTGACGATGGTTGTCCACCGATTTTTTTATCAATTATAATTTTAATAACGTCCCCATTATTAACTTGTATTTCATTTATATCATCACCATAATAATCATCATTAATGAATACAGAATAGGTTTCAACATTATCACTATCCATGAATCTCATGTTTACGGTATAACGAAACGTTTCTTCCCTTTCTATTTCAATATCCGAATAATTAAATGTTGCGGTTGGGGGTAAGTTAGGTACTTCCTTTTTAGGTTTTCTTTTTTTGATTTTACTTTCAGTTTCGTACATTTGAAATATTCTTGTAACTGCAGGTTGTACCTCAAACTCATCTTCATCTATTAAGAATCCCATCATTGTGAAACTATATTTTTGAATGTATACTTTTCTCTTTTCCAAATCCAAAATTGATTCATCGGAAATGTCATCATTAATAATTGGAATGTAGTGACCTTTTATTGTTTGATAGGATTGTCTTGAAGCAAATTTTTCTAATACAATTTGGTTGAATTTATTTAATTCTCTCATTCTATTACAAACAATTGCGACCGTATATTTTATATCTACAGGTACAGGTTGTGGTATCTTGTAAATATCCATACCATGACGTTGTCCATCAAATGTTGGTACCTTAGCGTAGTAATACAATCTTCTGTTTGGAATATTGTACATAACCGCAGGGTTATTACCATATTTCACTTCAGGTGTTCTGATCACCGTGATAAATGGTGGTTCAACATTCTTATCAATATTTTCAAAGTCCCATGTCTCAACAAACTGAGCCCAATTCTGTGTTGTGACTAAAACATCAACCATAGGTACGGTTTTTCCCTCAACAACAGTTTTTAATCCGTCTTTAACAAAATCTAAAAACCCTCTATCTAAATCTGCGTGTAATAAACTTTTGGGTAAATAAGTTCCATCTTCTGAAATCATATCAGCAATCTCGTGTCTTCTAGGAAGAAGTGTCTTCTTAGGTATTAACGATATGTCTTTCTTAATTTTTTTAGGTAACCCCATGTTAGTTTATTAAAAATATTTTATCTTTAATGTTAATCATTTCAATTTCATTTGCCTTATAAATTGGTTCTTCAGTACTTTTGATTACGAAGGAATCGTATTTGTAAGGATTATATGTTACTACTTCATTTGACTCAGGTTGGGGAATATCTTTACAAGGGAACTCACAATAATCATCTAAATGACCAATTACAAATGCGTGTACATTTTTTCTTTGTTCATCTCTAACTTTTTGTTTACCACCCTTTCTTACTCTAAATTCAACATCACTTAATCTTAAATAGTCAGCCTTTAACATAACAAGTCCTTTATATGTGACAGAAAAAGTATGTCTGTGTAAGTCATAATAACACATAACTTTTTTGCCGATTAAATCGTTAATATTATTTTTTAACAACTCTTCCTGTTCTTCAGTAATTATTATTCTCATAATCCTCTAAATTCATTTGGACCAACAGGTGATCCCATTATTGTTCTATAAAAAGGTTTATACCCTTTATAAGTATGTTTTATATCTGAAGTGACACGACCATCATTAACAACGGTATAGTATCTCACAAAACTTTCCGTATCGTAATAACCAACATAATCACCAAATTGAATATCAATTTCTAAATCTTCTAAAGTTTTTAAATAAACTGACATTGTAATATTTCCTGGTTCAAACTGATCCATTTTAGTAGAACCTAAAAATTTATTCTCAGGTGCGGCAATCGCAACATATGCGTTAAACTCAACAGGGGGTAAAAATTTAATCCCATCTTTAACTGTTTCACCATATACGTTGTCAATTTTAGTTTTGGTTTTATCAACTCTATAAAGCACACAAGTGTAATTCATATCACCAACTAACCACTCTTGACCCATCTCAACTTCAAGGTTAAAATCGTTTTCTCCAAAAAATTTACCTAATCTTGTTATAGGAACTCTATTCGCCATTTTGTCGTATTTATTGATAAATATCTTTTTTATTGTTATTTTTATAAAAAACAAAATTTTGGAAGTTACCCCATCATTAATAGAGCATAAGGCGCTATCCTTATTGGACTCGTATTCGGGTGCCAATAATCATATATTGTATCTAAAAACAAAAAAAGAAACAAGTAAAAAGTTTTATCCTACAAGAACTCAAGCGGACTACATCGTAAATTATTATGATACGGCACCTAAAGTTGCTCGTAAGTGGGTTGACCTTGATACTTATTTTGCAAAAAAGTTTGCAGAAGAAAGATATTTGATGGAAATACCTGATAAAATTTACATTGAAAAATTATTAGTTGAAAAAGAAAAATCATACCATATTTGGGGTAAGTTTTTTGAAAAGGATCCATTAACAGAATTTTGGGTTCCAAAATCTTCATTAATAAAAACACACAATGTTGAAAAAGTTGAAGTAGATTATTCCAAATATGATCACCGACCACCATTGGATCATCAAAAAGAAGCAATAGAAAAATTGGCGGGATCAAGACGATTCATTCTTGCTGATGATATGGGTCTTGGTAAAACAACCGCAACAATTATCGCGGCTTTAGAAACGGGAGCGAAGAAAATATTAATAATTTGTCCCGCATCACTAAAGATTAACTGGCAACGTGAAATTGAAAATTATACGGATAGATCTGTATATATTGCAGAAGGTAAGAAATTTTCAACTGAATCTGATTTTGTTATCGTTAACTACGATATCCTTAAAAACTTTCATGATATGAAAGACAAAGGTAAATCTTTATTGAATCAATCTGAATTTGAATTAGTTATTTTAGATGAGGCACATATGATCTCAAATCCACAAGCTCAGAGAACAAAAATTATTAATCATTACGTTAAGAACATAAAAAGAGTTTGGTTATTAACAGGAACTCCGATGACATCTCGTCCAATGAATTATTATAATTTATTAAACATAATTGAATCACCTGTTGCTCAGAATTGGATGGCTTATGCCATTCGTTATTGTCAGGGGTACCAATTTATGGCGGGTAAAAGAAAAGTTTGGAACGTAACAGGTGCATCCAACTTAGAAGAATTACGTGATCGTACATCAAAACAAATTCTTCGTAGATTAAAAGAAGATGTTTTAGATCTTCCTGATAAAATTATTTCACCAGTATATCTTCGTTTGAAATCAAAAGAGTATGAAGAATTGATGGGAGAATATTATGATTGGTTTGACAATAAAAAAGATGAATCATCATCTCTTACGGTTCAGTTCTCAAAATTGATGAAGGTAAGAAAAGTTATCGCAAATGAGAAAACAAACCAAACTATTGAGTTTGCTGAGAATATCATTGAACAAGGTAAAAAAGTTATAATCTTCACTAACTTCACCGATACTTTACAAACTATCTATCAACACTTTGGTAAACAGGCGGTTTATTTAGATGGTAGTTGTTCCAAACCTCATCGTCAAAATGCGGTTGATGAGTTTCAAGAGAACGATAAAATTAAAGTATTTGTTGGAAACTTAAAAGCTGCAGGTGTAGGTTTAACTTTAACTGCAGCTGAGGTTGTTATTATGAATGACCTATCATTTGTTCCCGCAGAACACGCTCAGGCTGAAGATAGAGCATATCGTTATGGTCAAAAATCAAACGTACTTGTATACTACCCATTGTATGAAAATACAATAGAAGGTGCGGTATATGATATCCTAAATCGTAAAAAGGAAATCATTAGAACAGTAATGGGGGATCAACAACCTGAAAACGTTGGTGATGTTGTGGAAGAAATCCTTACCTTAATTAATAAGAGAAGGTAAATATTTATGTTATTGATAATATTTATCAATAATGAAAGTAAGCATCAAACGTACAAATTCAGGACTTAACTCTAAGTATAACGAGTTAATTCACACCTTTATTAAATTTTTGCAAAGAAATTATCAATTAAAGAATGATATCACTATTCATTTAGTAGGTCAAAAAATAGGGGGGATGTCTACAGGTAGTCAACACCCTGAAGATGGTATTAAAGTTTTAACTGATGGTAGATTGAATCGTGATATAATGAGAACATTGGCTCACGAATGGGTTCATGCTTACCAAAGAAACGTTCTTAACAGAGAACAAGGTCCTAACATTGGTGGTCAAAACGAAGATGAAGCAAACGCTTATGCTGGTAGATTAGTTAAAATGTTTGAAGAAGAATACCCACAATTTAACGAACTTGTTTTTGAGGGACTTACAGGTATAGAAAATAAAATTAATCTAATCAACGAACAAATTTTAATTTCTGAAAAACAAAACATTAAAAAAGATTTTATAATGGAGATGAAAAAAATTGGTATTGAAAAATTACCATATTCATATTCATCAATGAAACAATTTGTTGATCCTGAAACTATGGATGTTCATTACAACAAACATTATAAAGGTTATGTGAAAAAATTAAACGATGCACTTGCTAATAAGAAAGGTGATGTTGAATTAGAGGACATAATTAAAACCATTAGTAAGTACGACACTAAAGTTAGAAATAATGCTGGTGGAGCTTTTAATCACGCATTATTTTGGAAAATGTTAAGTCCAACTAAACAGAAACCAAGTGGTGAAGTGTTTGAAAAAATTACAAAACAATACGGAAATATTAAAAAATTAAAGGACGAATTTAATCAGGTAGCAAAAGATAGATTTGGATCTGGATGGGCTTGGTTAATTTTAACTAAAAACAATAGATTGAAGATTATATCCACACCTAACCAAGATAACCCTTTAATGAATGTCGTTAAGGACGGTGGATACCCGTTATTAGGTCTTGATGTGTGGGAACACGCATACTATTTAAAATATCGTAACAAACGTGACGAATACATCAATAACTTTTGGAACCATGTAAATTGGGAATTTGTTAATGAGTTATATTTGTTAAGAACAAAATAATAAGATATTTATTAATAAAAGTCATATGTCAATAATAAGCGAACCACAAAGAAGTGAACTATACAAAAAAGTTAAACACGTTTTAGGTGCACCACTTAGAAGTATAGAATTGGAAGAGGAACAAATGGACACTCTTCTTGAATTTTCTATTGACGAATATTCACAATACGTACAAGATTGGTTAACTGAATCTCAGTGGACTAATTTGTATAATTTAAATATGGACACCCAATCATTATCAAAGGCGTTCACAACAAGAAGTTTAGATTACGAAACACGATACACTTACGCATATTCTAAGATCGTAGGTTTACAAGCGGGTGGCGATTCAGTACTTAAAAAAGATTTTATACAATTAGTTCCCAACCAACAGATTTATGAAATCCCTGAAAACAGAGAACTTAACGAATTATTATGGTTCACACCGGCAACTTTAAACAGTTCAATGTTTGGTGCGGGATTTGGTTTTGGTGAATTTGGTGGTGGTATTGGTGGAGCCGGTGGATTCGCACAAATGGGTAATATGGCAGGAAGTTATTTTATGATGCCAGCATTTGATATGTTATTAAGAATGCAAGAGATCAATATTCAAAAAAGAATTATTTCAGGTGATTTAACATATAGAGTAACCGCATTACCGGGGGGTAAAAAGGCAGTTCACTTAATGAATACACCTGGAGGTAAATTTGACTTTGGTAATTCTACAATGATGAAAGGTAGAGTTTGGTATTGGTATTACGATGTTGGTCCTGAAGATAGAGACGCATGTTTAAAAAACAATCCTGATATTATTAAATTACCTTCTGATGTACCTTACGATAAAATTAGTTGGTTGGATCTTAATAATCCGGCTCAAGTTTGGGTAAGAAGATGGTTCATCGCATATTGTAAAGAAACATTGGCAAGAGTAAGAGGTAAATTCAGTGGTAACCTTAAATCACCTGATGGTGATTTGACTATGGATTATGCCGCTTTGGCAACTGAAGCCAAAGATGAAAAAACAAAATTAATTGATGAGTTAATTGGAGCTGAAGGTCGTCTAACAAGATTGAAACCTGAAAAGGTAATGGAACGTGAGGCGTTAATTGCTGAGAATTTAAATAAGGCACTTAAGTTTAGAGCAATGCCAAGACAAATATACGTTATTTAATATGCCAATAATTAAAGAAGTACCTATAAGAAAAACAATAATGAAACAAAATATCGTCATAGAAGATAATACAAAATACGATAATTTAATTTTGTTAGAAAAAAATTACACCACAAATGGTGAAGATTTAATTATTGTTAAAACAATCGGTGGATCAGAAATATTATTAAATTCTGAAACCACCAATCGTATAATTATAAAATCATTGGTTAGTGTTTTAGTTAAACCTAACACGGGTAAGATTGATGAGGAGTGGGATGAACTATTATTAGAAAAAGGAGCTTGTGTCCAATTTCAATTTGTTCAGGGTAACTGGTATATACTTTCGTCCGATGGTTTGAAGATGTTATAAACACCTCATCATACGAATTCTTCCCACCCTTCTTCAGCAAATTCATAAATGTAATTAGGGTCAATACCAACACGATTCCAAAAGTCAATTTCACCTTGCTCCATCTTGATTAAGTTCTCATAAACATCATCTTGGTCTTCAGGACTAAATGGTTTACCATTAATTAATTTACATTGATCTGTTGTATAAAAACTTCTTTCTTCAGGATTCTTTACTAACAATGTGTCTCTAACTTCATCATCAAACACAATCATCAAAGGTTCCACACGTTTGTTAAATGTTGCAATTGCTCTTTGTATATTATATTCACCTAACATTTCAGGGTTATTTTCTAAATCAGATGGTTCAATTCTATAACAATTAAGTTGAACGTATGATTCAACCATTTCACGAGGTATTTTACCATATCCTTCCATCATATTATCCAAATCAGATTGTGACCATCCTTTTTTTGGTTTGTTAACTTTCTGAACATCACCGTGAGTTGCCTTTGTTCCATTATTAACATAAAGAATCATATCACCAAGATTTGCTTGTATACCATCCTTTATAAGAAGTTCCATATGAGCCATTCGTGAGTTAAGACTACCTGCCTTTGTGGTTTGTTTACTACGTTTAATATAATCATCAATAGATAACTTAACTTTTGATTTGGATGCAATCTCAGCTAATGGAACTCTCTGGTCAAATATCTTTTGTATGTATTCGTAATACCACTCAATAAATTCTTTACCCTCACCTCTAAGTAATTGTTTAACCCCTTTATCCAAAAACTTCTCAATATATTTTGGCATCTTCTTGGATTTAATACTATTACCTGTTAGTTTAACTTTACCGTTGTGTTCCATCGTTGCATAGTTCTTACGAGCCAAGTTAATACAAGAATCCCAAGTACCGTCACAATCAAGTCCCATCTCACCTTTCATAAAGATATCGTTAAACTCAGCAACATCAGCATTATACCCACGATATTCTTTACCTTCCTTAACCAACCAATTTTTTCCTTTACCGATATAAACTCTATCATCAACACCACCCTCAGGTAATGAGAAGTTCATACCATCTGTATCACATACCAAAGGACTATACCCTCTCTTACTAAAGAAGTTTAACATTTGTCTTAAGTATTGTCTACCCGTACAAGTAATCTGTTCTCCCATATCAATATCCCCCCATGGGAATACCTGTGGTGCCGATAACGATCCGAAGAATGCGTTGATGAAGATCTTAATTGGTAATTGTTTACGGTCATAAGATGTTGATTTCTTTTTATCAATATCCTTATATTCCGCAGCTAAATTCTTATACATGATACGAGAGTTACGGAAATAAGTTAATAACCCCTTCATTGCACCCGTTATATCACACTCAGGGAACACGTCGTGAACTAACTGAATGGATGGGTATAGTGACGAGTAGTCAAGCTTAAGAACGTCCTTAGAGTACCCTACTTTAAGTAATCGTGAAAGACCACCAACAAAGTTTCTTCTTTCTTCTTTCTTGGGGATTGCCAAACCATATTTGTATGACCAAGCCAACATTACCATTTTCCATAATGTTGCGGTACCCATTGTGGATGCTCTCTCATAAGTTGTTGGAACCAAAGATGCTAATAGAAAAGTTGCTTGGTTGAACTCGTCATCCACAATCAACGTCTCCTCAAGGTCATCGTCAAGATAACGCTCAACGATATCGTCCCCTGTTGTTTTAAGGTATATATCTCCTCGTCTCACACATATCTCATCTACCTTTGAATCAATACCGACTTTTTTGTATTTACCATTTTCGGTGTTCAACCAATACTCATCCTTTTCCGCATACATTGGACCGATACTTGTGTGGTCAATGTAGATACGATCGGGTGCTTCGGCATCAATATATTTGGTAATATACTTTAATCCCGCCTCTTTAATATTTGAATTGATTGCTTGTGATCTACGAACTGAGTGAATAATATCAATTACGTTATAACCCCACATTTGAACTTGGTTAAATCTCTCAACCTCGTTTGCTAACTTTAACATTGATTCTTTCTGTGAGATTGTTTTCTTGGCGTTCATTGATATTGCAATCTTCTTAATATCTAAATTTAACGCCTTACATCTTTCAAAGATCCAAAACCAGTCAAAGTTTGCCGAGTTATATCCTGCGATGATAGATGGTTTAAGTTGGTCTATTGTTCTGAAGAATTCCACAATACCCGCTCGTTCCTCATCCTCATTTGAACACTCAATAACTTTTTGGAACCCTTTATTTGTTTTCATCCCAATCATGAATATACGACCATCCTTTGGTTCTAATGCGGTCGTCTCAAGGTCAAATACAAATCTTGTGATGTCATTATATTCTTCAAATCCTTTGAACAATCGTTTCTCTTTTGAGATGAGGTATTGTTCCACAGGTGATACCATTAGGATTTTATCTTTTGTCTTTTCTCCCCACGGATCAATTCCTCCATCACGGAAAAATTGAATTAACGAACGATAACCTTTGATTGATTTAACCATAAAAGTTAAACCATTCTCTAATCGTTCATTACCATCTGTTCGGAGTTTTTCTATTAGGATACCGTATTTACCCATGGCTTGTTTCTGTAACGCCTTGGATCCTTCGTAAAAATTAAGACCACGTAGATCACCAACCCAAGCAAACGCAATGAGTGAATCTTGTTGAATAACTTTACCCTTTCCCGGTACTTCTTTAATTTTGAAAATGTGGTCTGATATATAATCAAACTCTACGGAAACAATATGCTCCTCTGAATCGTTCCCTTCTAGGAAACTTTTAATTTCTTCTTGTGTTATCATAATACTTTTTGAGTTGGTTCATTGGCTTTCGTGTATAACGAAATTTACCTTACACTCATAAGTATATCATAAAATTATTTTGATGTCAACCTTGAAATGTTGTAGTTGTTGTGATTGGTATAAACGTTGTAGTTGTTGTAGTTGGTATTATTGTTGTAGTCGTTGTAGTTGTCGGTGTCGGTGTTGGCGGACAACAAGGTCTACAAGAAGGACAAGGAGTTGTGGTTGTTGTGGTTGTCGTTGGAATACTTACACAACAAGGGAAACTAACAACATAACAAGATTCATACGGAAGATCGTCCGCAATAAAACTTTCCTGTACGTTTATATATAGTTTTTCTCTAATTGGTAAAATTAATGTACCATCTGAATTTCTTAATAAGAACTGACCTTCATATCTACCAACCTTTCTTGTGTCGTTTGGTGTAAATTGATAATACACATAGTATTCGTATTCTGCATTTGGGTCTAATAATTTCTTCTCAACAAACCCCGCAGGTCTTGTAACGATTCGTGGAATTCCTGTTTCAGTATCTACCATAGAAAAGAAGATAGAAGCCTCCTCAATCATTTCCATCATCTTGTTATAATCACTTCTACCGTCCTTAACGACTTGCATCTTTAAAACGGGCAACGTAGCATTTTTCTTAATGTAAAATTCCATTTATTGTTTTTACAATAAATATTGCAATTAACATTCTTTTCTTAATTTACCATCATAAAAATCAAATCTGTTATGATTTGTTGGGGTTGCAAGTAAAACAGATCCTTTTATTTTACCTTTAACCATTTCCTGATAACAATGGGACATAAGAGTTTGTTCGTAAGGCATACTAAATTTTGTTTTAAGATAACATTTGTAATTACCTTCTTTTGACATTACTATTGGCCAATTACACAAATAAATCTCACCTGTGGCATATGGTATACCATTATAAGATTTAATATATTTGAATTCTAAATTAGGTGAGTTAGGGTCTAAACCATGTTCAGGCAATCTTGGGTTGTTTACCCAATGAGATTCCCTAAAAGATTGAGGAACATTATACCAAGACCATTGTTTAATATGACTACCATAAAATTCAGTAAAATTTAATTTTAAAAAGTCAAAGTTTTCTTCTTTAATAATTTTTAAAGTGTTATCAAAAATATTTTTAATTTTTCTAATAAAACCATTCTTACAAGTTACGTCTGAACCATCATAAAAGAACATATCGTCCTCAAAGAAATAATAATGACTTAAATTATTTTGATCATTAAAATGTTCGGCAATAAATTGTCTACCACCCGTAATACCTATATTATCTTTTTTAATGTGTTCAAACCCATATTGTTCACATAAATCATTATACCTTTGAGTTGTTGATAAATCAGTTGAATTATTAAGTAAGTATTTTTTAGTCTTAGTTATGAATGATGGATCGTATGATAACATAGACTCAATAAGAGTTTCAAATTGTTTTGGTGAATTAAATGTTATAACATATAAACCAATATCACTACCAACATCATTAATTTTAATCTTGGTTTCAAAATTAATTGGTTTGTCAAATTTCTTTAGGTTTTCAAAAAATGGCCACACTAACCCATTACCTTCAATCTCAAATCTATGGATTAAATCATGGTATTTGTGACACATGATTGTGAATAAACATTCGTCGGCGCCCATTAAATTATCATTCAACGTTGACTCCATAACTCCATAATATAATGTATTCATATTATGGATTGTATTTTTATGTCCACCAAAGAAACCACCTCTTGCAACATAATTTACATAATCAGTATTACAATACTTTGCCATTTGTTTTCTCTCAAACCCATGAATCTCATCGTTATATTCATAAGGATATGTTATATGAACATATTCTTTATCTAAAGACAACATATAGTTTTCTAAATTATCTAATACTTTGTCCTTTACAAAATACCCTGAATTAACTGTGTTTGTTAAACCACCATCAACCCAAAAAAGATATTCGGAATTAAATGGATTAACAATTGCGGAATCATTTAACATGAACATCTTGGTAAACATCATCGGGTTGTAATATTCTAATCTTGCTTGGGGGGAATCACCTAACCAACCAGCAAAATTTTTCCAACTGTCTGTGTTTCTTATTTCTTGTATTTTATCAAAGAATGGATTCCAAGTTTTAAAATCCTCCAAGTTTTTAATAAATATTTTTGTTGGTTTATCACCACGTATCCTTAATACTTCATCTTCTAAATCTTTAGGTATCCAAATACACATTTGAACATCTGTTTCCAAAAATTCAAAGAATCTATTTTTATAATAATCAAAGTCTCTTTTCGCCCATCCTTCAAGATTACCTCTACCCATATCCCAAAGACCGGTAACTAATGTTATATTTCCATTCATATTATTTAATTTTTTTATAATTTTAATTTTGCATGGGTACCTTCACTAAAAACCACACGATATGGTTCACCATCAATGTTTATATTAATTAATAAAAATTTTCTATGATTATATGCCGGATCACCAAATATTGTGTTATCCACATTAATCATAATCTCATTGTTTGTTAAATGTTGTTTTACTTTTTCCGTAACATCTGATTGGAGTAATGGAATGTCATTAGGATATCCCTCATCTAATTGAATACCAAGTGTGCCGTAAAATGCCGAATCAATAGTAACAATCCTTTCTTTTAATTCATTATTTTTATAAATGTAAGTAGGTAAATTAGAAAAATATGGGTTAAAATTAAATTTATAATACTCATAACTATTGTGATCCCTACCTTTATTTAACCAAGCCTCAAAGTACCATCTGTCACCAAAAACAGGTTCTGAATTTTCTCTTACAAATGATAAATTAGACCACCAAAAGTTACCCCAAAACCAACCACCATTACAAGTGACTCCGCAACTATCATGAGTTTCTAATTTTGATAAACAATCTTTGAAGTCATCAATTAAATAATATTCTAACATCTCTCTCCAGTAAGATATGCCACTTACTTTCCATTGGTTTATTTCTTTTGTGTTTAAATTGGTATAATTGTTTGATACTCCTTTTGAATGGAAATAAAAAACTTGTCCGTTATAGGTTTGAGATAAGTCCCAAATTTTTTTAATTGCCCAATACTCATAACTATTTCTATGAGTTTTAAACATATTAACTTTATCCATCCCATCAAAGATTTGATCAATACCATTATACTGTTGATTAACATCAATACAAGTAACTTCCATAATGTCACACCAATCGTATAAGCCAGATTCTTTTAATCTTTTAATTTGAGAATTAACAATATCTAAATAATTACCCACACAATAAATGTGATACACAATGGCATTTATGTTTTCTCTTTTTACGGTATCAACATAATTAAATTTCTTTTTATATATGTTGTCAATACTTCTGTTTGGAAGTGACCCATACGCAAATGCGTGAAATATAAACCTTTCTTCATTGTACTCCCTTGCATTAAAATCATTATTTTTAATAATTTTAAATTGTTCTGGTGATTTTAATCTTTGGTGTAGTAAACCAATACAAGTTTGGTCGTGCCATAACCCTTGTTTATAATTTGGAAATTCTTCACATATGTCCCACCAATCTTTTATAAATTCTTTTGAGAATTGATTGTTCTTTAATAACATAACACCGGCATTAACCAATGATGGTCCGTGATCTTCTGTCATTAATATACTAAAATCATTTGTAATGAACTCCTCTATTTTTCTATTGTTATTACAAAATATGGCATCAATATCCATAAATAAAACGTAATCACAATCGGGGTGATTTAAAAATACTTCTTCTATTAAAAATGGTTTATACCAAGTCCAAGAACGAGATCCAATTTTATTCTTTATTTTGTCCCCATCACGTTCCACAAAATATTCGTAACCATTATCATTACAATATTTTTGATTTATTTCTTCAGAGAATTTACCATAAGAAACATTTGATGTATAAAATTGAGCAACAACTATCTTCATATTATAAATTACCTGTTAATCTATCACACCACCCTTTTGATACTGAGTGAGGCCATACAACCCAATAGGTTGGTTTATCAGTGGCATTAAATTCTCTCCATATCTTACAATAACCATCAGGGTCGTTTTTCATTCTATTGATCTCGTCAACTCCGGCATCTAATCTATATAGAGTTTCATCCTTTGAGTTATGGAACGCCACAACCCAAAAATCATAATCTGTTTCAGGGACACTACCATAATGAACGTCAATACAATGTTTGAATATTGAAGAGAATGATCCTTTCCACTCTTCCTCAGAACTATATGTGTATGGGTTTGGTGGGTATTTTTTATCTAATGTGTATTGTTGAACTGCTCTTTTTGAGAATAAAACTCCTGCATATTTTTCATAATCTTGAATTGTTCTTTCAGTACCTAAACCATAGATACCAAAATCACTATCAGGGGTTTCACCATCAACACCTAATAATTGTCTATTCTTTTGGTGACATCTTTCATTTCTTTTACCCCATTCTTTATCATCATCCCATTGTTTTGTTCTACCCTTACGAGTGTATTCGTGCCAAATAACAGTTTTATGTGGGTGAAATAAATCATAACCATGTGTATATGCTCTAACCGCAATTGAGATTTCTTCTCCGTGAAAATAAAACTCAGGATCATGTTGTACCTCAGTAGAGAATTGACCTAAAGTAAAACAGAAGTGTGCGGAATAAAATCTTGATGGGATTGGACTTTTTAGTTTATCCCAACCTGGTATTGTTTCAGGTAAAAAGAAAACACATCCTTCAGGAGTGAATCTATCAAATGACATTCTCCACGGTTCTTTAACTCTACCTTGAGGATCATTATCCGGATCAAATGAGGAAACGTATCCTGTTAACAGAGGTTTTTTATGTCCTTTCTTTTGTAATTG